AACCCGAACCACCCCGTCCTGATGTCGCGGCGTTGGCAGACCCTGCCGTTAGTAGCCAACAATTGGCTTTTGACGACAGTAATGCCGGTTATGAGGTCTCTATTGGAGCAGACCTCGACCCCACCTACCGATCAGGGATGGTAAAAGGATTGGAATTAGGCGATTTTTTGTCTCGCCCAACCCTAATCCGAACTATTGATTGGCTGCCTGGTATATCGGAAGCTCCAGAGACGTTCAATCCCTGGAATTCCTTTTTCACGCATCCAGCCATTCGTGAGAAGGTTCAATCATATGGACTACTCCAGGCACGTTTGTGTGTGAAGTTTGTTGTTTCATCCACACCATTTCAATATGGTTCCATGCTTGTGTCTTATAATCCATTACCAGCCTTCTCACTAGATTCACCTATTGTTATTCAGGTGGATCCTCCATCGGCAGTGCAACATTCTCAACGACCACATTTGTGGTTAGAACCTTCTAGCTCTATGGGTGGAACTATGTGCTTACCCTTCATGTACCACGAGAATTGGTTGCCTAATAAGACAGCCAAATTGAGTAGCATGGGGAGTTTGACACTTGAGCCTATTGCCCCTCTGAGGAGTGTGGGTACAGTGAGTCGCGTCGAGATCCAAGTTTATGCTTGGGCCGAAGACGTACACCTCACCGCGCCTACTTTTCAACTCCAGGGTGGTAAGAAGAAAAAGAAGCCAGCGGTTATGGATAGAGTGAAAGCTTTCTCCAGTGCCGAGGACGAGTATGGTACAGGGCCAATTTCTGGTGTTGCTGCAGCAGTGGCAAAAGCTGCTGGTCAGTTGACTTCAGTACCAATAATTGGTCCTTATGCGCTAGCTACTCAAATGGTTTCTGGAGCTACTTCTCGTATTGCTCGCTTCTTTGGGTTTTCACAACTTCCAATGATTGAAAATGTGTCACCTATACGATCCGAGACAAATCCGGGATTTGCCTCCAGTGAGTGCGTCGGAGGAGCTTCCGTACTCACTTATGATCCCAAGAGTGAGCTCACTGTTGATTCGCGGACTGTGGGTTTAGATGGTTCAGATGAAATGGCTATGTCCTATCTGCTCCAGAGGGAATCCTATGTGTTTTCTTTTGAGTGGGATTCAAGTCAGAGTCCTGGTACCACCTTGAAAACCCTATCTGTAACACCACAGTACTTTCGGGATGCTAGTGGTTATGTGCAAATGACACCTGCCTGTCATGCTTCTAGTGCGTTTCAAAATTGGCGTGGGGATCTTATTTTTAGGTTTCGCGTCATTTGCACCAAGTATCATGGTGGGCGTCTGCACTTTTCCTGGGACCCACGTTCCTCAAATTTTACTCCATCCTCTGGATTGGACACCACGAAAATTATTACTCGTGTTGTAGACATCCAGGATGACCAAGATATTGAGATGAGGGTACCATGGATGGCGGCTCGGCAGTGGTTAGATTGCCATGAACTTGAGGTAGCACCTCTTCCTTACGGTGATATTAACATCGGGAATTCAAATCTTACTTATGTCAACGGTATGTTGTATGTTAAGGTACATAATTCCCTCACCGCTCCAGAAGATACTGCCCCAGTTCGCATCTTGGTCTCTGTTAGAGGAGCAGAGAATTTGGAGCTTGCTAATCCGCGCTTTCCACAGAACGACCTCAGATTTTCTTTACAATCTGGGGTTGAACACGTGGAGGCTAGCGATTTGGCAGCACCAATTCCTGATCATGCAGTACCCATGAAAGAGAGTGTGGACGACGATAATGCCGTTCACGTCTTCTTCGCGGACCCTGTTACCTCTATAAGACAGTTGCTTAGCCGCAAGAGCTATGTTACCAGTGTTAATGGGCAAGTTTCTGGTTATTCTTTAGTGAATGTTTTAAACCAGAATGAACCTGCTGCACCTGGGCCTAGCTCAAACGGAACATATGTTGTGGATGGCACAAATTATAATATTGCGTCATTTACAGCGTTTTCCTGGTTTGCTCCTTTGTATAAGGGGTTCCGGGGTTCCACAACATGGGACGTTGTATTGTCCCAACAGGCAAATGATGGATGGATGTCAGCCCAGCGGGAACCTGGCAATCCTACTTCAACCATTTTAGATATTGCTTCCTACTCCCTTACAGGGGGTGATACAAGCCGTCTAGAATTGGCAAGGTTTCGCCAGCTTACTGCGAATGGGGCGGCTTTAGTAGCCCGTCCTACTCAGAGCTCACTAATCTATCAAGTGCCTTTTCAGTCTCCCTATCGGTTTCATCCGACGTCCGAGACTTACCGCCGGAATGTCTTTGCAGAATATGATTCGCATAGTATATC